AAGGAGTTAAAGAAAAAAGTACCCGGTAAATTAGGTGAATTAGAAATGCTGAATGTCATCACTAAGAATGGTGACTTACACCCAGATCTTACAAATTACTTTAAAGCTAATTTAGATAGAGTAACACCAGAAGGATTAAATCAATATATGGCTAGTAAACAGCCAGGCACATTAAGGTCTGTTCAAGTTACTGGATCAATGGCTCAGAGAGCAGAAAGTTCAGCTAGAGACGCTTTTTTTAGAGGTGTTGCGGGTACTGGCCCAGAGGGTTTTGCAAATCTTTATTATGTCAAAAATGCTGATGGAACAAACTATGGTGATGTAAGGATAGGTAAAGATAGTACACATTACAATAAAGTCACAAATGATCCAGAATTACATAGGCCCTATGCTTTTGATGGGTTTGAGATTGACCCTGTACTCGATACTGTAATACTTAGGAGATTGCAGTCAGATAGGCAAAAAAGTTTAGCAAATATAAGAACGAGAAGAAAAAATCAATTTGGAGATTTAACCAAAGAAGAACAGGCGGGTTTAGTAAACCCACATTATATTCCTACTACAGGCGCGGGGTTTGATGCAAAAATAGAAGATTTGAGAGGGTTTATAGATAATTACAACGACCTTGCTAGAGCAGAAAACAAAGACATAAATTTGTTCCGAGGCGAAGATTTATTGTTTGATGATTTTATGTTGAAAGAGGGCACCACTATAGATGATATAAGAAAAGCAGATGATGAAACTTTACAAAGTCTTGTAGTAAATAACCCAAACCCAAAGATGATAGGCACACAACCAGCCGAAAAAATAAATTTAACAAGAGAGGAAAAATTTTTTATAAAAGAATCCGAAAAAAGAAAACTTAAAAAATTAAAAGACGCAGGGCAAAAATTAGATGTTGCTAAAGCTAAAGTAGAAGCTGGAGCTGGGTATTTATTTAGCGGTACTGGAATCGATAAATTTATCGGAGCAGGATTGATTGATGAAGATTTTGTAAACCCTTTCCAAGATGGAGTTAAGGCTATAAAAGGTAAAGGTAAAACACTTATTAATACTGACGAAATGACCGAGGGTGCCAAAAGAATAGCAAATAGAAAAAATTATTATGCAGTAAGAGATGGAACAAATCCTAATATATCTAGTGAAGGGGGTGTAGTCGAATATGCAATAAGTCCAAACTTATATGCAGACTCAGAGGCAACAATAAAAAGATTAGCCGAAATAAGTAAAAAAGGTCTAAACAAAGCTATCACACAAGACAACATACCCTTAACAAAAAAAGGTGAAGAATTAACAATAACTGATCCAGATCCTTATGTTAAAGGTTCAAATACACAACAACATAAATTTCCTACAAGAAAACTTGTTAATGATTTAAGTAATACTACGAATATAAAATTTTACGAAGTTATGCCAGAGGCAGACGAATATGCGGAGAAAAGTGCAGTTTACAGAAATTACAAAAATATTTATGAAGAAATGCTTAAAATTTATAGAGAATTAGGTCTAGATCCAGATAAACATATAAAAATAGAACCAAAGTATAAACAAGATGGATTAGATATTGATATGGCAACATTAGACGGCGCATATCCACAATTAAAACTTCTCACACCTTCTCAATTCAAACAGGCAGCAAAAATGAGTAGGACAGGAAAGCTGGATGAGTTTATAGGTGAAAAGATGCCTACTAAAATTAGTTCGCCTGGAGAGTTAACGAAAAATGACGGAAAAATTCTTATTGAGGAATTGGGTGAAGAAAACGCAAATTTGGTTAAAAAAGGCATAAGGGCACCACAATTTTTTATGGGTAATGATGATTTGCCTAGAGTTAATAGTTATGTTTTTGACCTTGATCCAATAAGAAAGGCTTTAGCAGAAGGCAAAAGAATACCAGCATTCAAAGATGGTGGTTTTGTTTCGATAGATGATATGTTAGCAGAATTATGAATTTAACAAATCTTTCAGATAGTGAGTTGAGAGAAGCCTATCTTTTACAAGAAAGGTTAGCCGACTTAAAAAAACAAGAAACATGCCAAGATAAGTTTTTAGATTTTATAAACAACATATGGCCAGAATTTATTTGTGGCAGACATCACAAAATATTTGCTCAAAAATTAGAAGATATAGCTACTGGCAAAATTAACAGACTGATAGTTAATATGCCACCTAGACACACTAAATCAGAGTTTGCTTCTACTTATTTTCCCGCTTGGGTGATGGGTAAGTTTCCAAATAAAAAAATAATGCAGACAACCCATACTGGTGAGTTAGCTGTAAGGTTTGGTCGTAAAGTAAGAAACCTAATGGATAGTGAAGACTACACTAAAATATTTCCAGATGTTTCTTTGTCTGCCGATTCTAAATCTGCTGGTCGTTGGGAAACCAACAAAGGTGGTGAGTATTTTGCTGCTGGTGTAGGTGGAGCTATAACTGGTCGTGGTGCAGACTTGTTAATAATTGATGATCCACATTCCGAACAAGATGCACTTTCTCTAACACAAATGGAAGCATGTTGGGAATGGTATACTTCTGGACCTCGACAAAGGTTACAACCAAAAGGGGCTATCGTCTTAGTGATGACTAGATGGAGTAATATTGATTTGACTGCAAAACTTATAAATGCACAAAAAGAACCGTTAGCAGACCAATGGGAAGTTATAGAGTTTCCCGCTATCTTTGAAGATACAGACAAACCACTATGGCCAGAGTTTTGGCCTATCGATGAATTAAAAAAAGTCAAAGCATCCTTGCCTACTATGAAATGGAACTCACAATGGATGCAAACACCAACTGCCGAGGAAGGCTCTATAATAAAAAGAGAATGGTGGCAAGAGTGGGCACACGAACAATTACCATCCGTTCAATACATAATACAATCTTATGATACGGCATACTCTAGAAAACAAACTGCTGACTACTCAGCTATATCTACTTGGGGTGTGTTTCGACCAAGTGAAGATCAACCAGATTCAATAATTTTATTAGACTGCCAAAAAGGTAGATGGGATTTTCCAGATCTTAAAAAAATAGCTCAAGAAGAGTATAAATATTGGGATCCAGATATGGTTTTGATAGAGGCTAAAGCATCTGGTACACCACTCACACAAGAACTTAGAAGATTAGGTATACCAGTTGTTAATTATTCTCCATCAAGGGGTCATGACAAACATTCGAGGATGCATTCGGTAGCTCCAATATTTGAATCTGGTTTGGTGTGGGCACCACAAAGAAAATTTGCTGAAGACATGATAGAAGAGTGTGCAAGTTTCCCTTTTGGTGCACATGATGATTTGTGTGATACAATGACTCAAGCTCTAATGCGTTTTAGAGAGGGTGGTTTGGTATCGTTATCAGATGACTATGAAGATGAACAAAAAGCACCAGTAAAAAGGATGTACTACTAAAATGATTCAATTTTACATGACCGAATACGAAAAAGATGGTAATTATGTTGAAGGGCCAGTAATTATGGCAGACAGTTTAGAATCTGCTAATCGACAAGCAAAAGACTTAAATTTAAAATTAGTTGGAGAGATGTTTCCTTTGGCTAATTTAGAATTAAACACAAACGAAACGATACACTAAAATGGCAATAGAAAGACAAGAACCTATAGAGGTCAATCCAAACAAACCCAAAACTGAAGTCGAGCAACAGTTTGATGAAATAATAAATATTGAAAACGAACCGTCACCAGATGGGTTTACTCTGTTGGAAGATGGTAGTGCAGTTCAAGGTGAAGAAGAAGAATTAGTTGATGTAAGTTTTGATGGCAATTTAGCTGAGGTAGTCGATCCAGAAGAATTAATGAATGTGGCAAATGATTTAATTGCATCAATAGAAAAAGATAAGTCATCAAGAAAAGATTGGGAAAAAACATATACAGATGGTCTTAAATATCTAGGTATGAAGTTTGATGAAGATAGGTCAGAGCCTTTTGAGGGTGCCTCTGGTGTTATCCATCCTTTATTAGGTGAAGCAGTAACCAGTTTTCAAGCTCAAGCATACAAAGAATTATTGCCCGCTAATGGACCAGTTAAAACACAAGTAGTTGGTGACTATAGTCCAGAACTAGAAACACAAGCACAAAGAGTTGCAGAATTTATGAATTATCAAATAGTTCATGAAATGCAAGAGTATGACCAAGAATTAGATCAACTTTTATTTTATCTTCCTTTAGCTGGTTCTGCTTTTAAAAAAATATATTACGATGATGTTCTTGGTAGGGCAGTTTCTAAATTTGTTGCCCCAGAAGATTTAATTGTGCCTTACTACACTACTGATTTAGATTCTTGTAGCCGTATCACTCATATCATAAAAATGCCAGAGAACGAACTAAGAAAACAACAAGCTATGGGTTTTTATTCTAAGGTAGATGTTCAGTATGGTAATGACAGTCAGTATGGTGATGTTGAAGATGAAATAGAAAAATTAACTGGTATAGAATCTAGAAACGATGATAGTGAAGTTGCAGTTCTGTATGAAGTGCATTGTAATTTGGATTTAGAAGGATTTGAAGATTCAGACTCTGACGGTGAAAATACTGGAGTCAAATTACCTTACATTGTCACTATAGACTCTAACTCCAACAATATTCTTTCAATTAGAAGAAACTATAAACAAGACGATCCGTTAAGAAAAAAAATAGAATACTTCGTACATTTCAAATTTTTGCCTGGTTTAGGCTTTTATGGTTTTGGATTAACTCATATGATAGGTGGTTTATCAAAGGCATCCACTTCTATTATGAGGCAGTTGATTGATGCAGGTACCCTGTCTAACCTTCCTGCTGGTTTTAAGACAAGAGGTATTAGGATTAGGGACGAAGATACCCCTATACAGCCTGGAGAATTCAGAGATGTGGATGCCCCTGGTGGTTCTCTTAGAGAATCAATACAACCTTTACCTTTCAAAGAGCCAAGTGGCACCTTACTGAATTTGTTAGGTATTTTAGTAGACTCTGGTAAAACTTTTGCTTCTATAGCAGAAATAAATACTGGACAAGGCAACCCACAAGCTCCAGTAGGAACAACTATGGCTTTGCTAGAAAGATCAACTAAGGTACTATCTGCAATACATAAAAGATTACATAATTCTCAGAAAAAAGAATTTGCTATTTTATCGAGAGTCTTCCAAGAATACTTACCAGAAGATTATCCTTATTTAACAATGGGTGGTGCAAAAAGTGTCAAGGCAAGTGATTTTGATGATAGAGTAGATGTCTTTCCAGTTTCAAACCCAGATATATTTAGCACATCACAAAGAATTGCTATGGCACAAGAGATGATGGCATTAGTGCAATCAAATCCAGATATACATGGCCCAAATGGTATTTATGAATCATACAGAAGAATGTACGCTGCAATAGGTGTAGATAATGTTGAACAATTATTGATACCACCCCCACCAACAGACCCTCAGCCTATGGAAGCTGGTATGGAAAATAACGGTTTAATGATGGGTATGCCACAAACTGCATTTCCACAACAGAATCATGATGCGCATATAGCTATACATATGAGCTTATTTAACACACCCCCAGTACAATCAAATGCACAAGTTCAAGCAACAATACATGCACACATAATGCAACACCTACAAATGAAAGCAGATAATTTAGCCATAGAGCAAATGCCACCAGATTTAAAAAATCAATACGACCAAATCAATCAACAGATGCAACAAGCAAGTCCAGAAGATGCTAACAATCTAAAACTACAAAGTGATGAACTTGTAGCACAATTTTCTTCACCTATCCTTGCACAGTTAGTCGCAGAGTATAGTGAAAAAATATCAGCACCTAGTGACGAAGATCCTCTGATTACTTTAAAAAGACAAGAGATAGCATTGAAGGGTCAAGAACTAGCCCAAGAACAACAACAATTTATTGTTGACCAAAAACGAAAAGCAGAGGATTCTGCAAGGCAAGATAAGATAGATAGGGAAAGAATAGCAGCACAAGAGGATATTGCAGAGATGAGAGACGATACTGCAAGGGCAAGACTAGATCAGCAGAAACAATTAAAAATCCAAGATTTGCTTAACAAATACAACAAATAGTGTAATAATTCAAAAATGGCTAAAGAACAGAAAGTTTTAAATAACAAACAAGGCTACTCTAATAAGGGTAATCTTTCTTACTCTAAGAAGGAAAGTTTTGTTGCTGATGTTAGTCCTAAACCAGGTATGGGCAAGGGTAAATCAAAAGGAGTTGGTATCGCAGAATACGGTACTAAATTCTCTGGTATTTATTAATGTCTGTAATTTGGGTTAGAGATAAACTAATCAAACATATTCGAGAGAGAAAAGAAGATGTGAAAGATACACTACTAGCTGGTGTAAAAGACATGTCTCAATATGAATTTCTGCGTGGACGTTACAGTTCTCTCGTTGATGTGGAAATGGAACTTAGAGAGCTGCTGGGAAGAGTTATACAAGATGACGAAGAAAACGACAAACAAGGTAATAGTACCTGACCACGTTGCGAAACAAATTGAAGTAGAACACGATAAAACTGGAGAGGAGCTTGACCAAGCATACATACCTCAACAATCAAGGGTTTTAGACCCAACTTTATTAGACAAAAGTATAATTGAGAGAATGCCACAGCCAACTGGATGGCGTATTCTTATCTTACCGTTTAAAGGTAAAGGAGTATCTGAGGGTGGTATACATTTAATACAATCTCATGTTGATAGAGAATCATTAGCAACTGTATGTGCTTATGTGGTTAAGATGGGACCGTTATGTTACAAAGACAAAAGATTTTCTGGAGAGAAATGGTGTAATGAAAAACAATGGGTGTTGATAGGTCGATATGCTGGAGCTAGATTCAAACTTGGTGATGATGCAGAATGCAGAATAATCAACGATGATGAAGTGATAGCAACTATACACGATCCTACAGACATCGTTGCAGTATAGGAGTAAAAATGAGTGCTGAAGAAATAGAAAATAATATCGAAGAAGGTGAGGTTGTAGAAATCCCTTCGGAAGATGTATCTGAACCAGCCCCTAGTTCAAATGACGATGAACCAGAGGTTGTCGAAGCTCAATCAGAAGATGAGTCACAAGGTGATGATGAACTTGGTGATTATTCTGAAAGAGTAAAAAAACGTATATCCAATCTTACTAGACGGTTAAGAGAGGAAGAAAGAGCTAAAGATAGTGCATTTAATTATGCGCAACAATTACAAGAGGAGAATAAAAGTCTTAGATATAGAAGTTCGTCTCTTGATAGGTCATATCTAGCTGAGGCAGAAAATAGACTAAAATCACAAAGGGCACAAGCTCAAGCAGCTTTGAAAAATGCTCACGAGGTTTCGGACTTTGATAAAGTTGCCAAAGCACAAGATATATTAGCTAAAATAGCAGTAGAAGAAAGCAAGATACTACAAAGCAAAAGCCAAGTGGAGTATCAAGATCAAGTTGAACAAAATAATCAACAAGTTATCTACAACGAACCACAAGGTTATCAGCAGAATGTACCTAGCTATCAAACAACTCCATCTGAACCAGATCCAAAAGCACAAAGTTGGGCTGATAAAAACACTTGGTTTGGTGAAGATGAGACTATGACATTAGCCGCATTTAATATTCATAGGAAATTGGTTGAAGAAGAAGGCTTTGACCCAAAGTCAGATGAGTATTATACTGAGGTTGATAATAGAATCAGACTTGAGTTCCCACATAAATTTGATGTGAAAAAACCACAACAAAGAGTAGCTTCGGCTTCAAGAGCGGACACAAAAGTTAAAGGTTCAAAAAAACAAGTCAAGCTATCTCCATCGGAAGTAGCTATGGCAAAAAAACTTAACGTACCTCTTAGTGAGTACGCAAAACATGTTAAAAGGTAATTAAAATGGAAAGAGACGAAAAAGGGAAATTTGTAAGTAATAACAGAGTGTCCCGCTCTGCTGAAACTCGTGTTAAAGAAGAAACACGCAAACCTTGGGCTCCCCCAAGTATGTTAGAAACTCCACCTAATCCCCCAGGCTATGTATATAGATGGATTAGAGCAGAAGTTTTGAATGAAGATGATAAGAAAAATGTCATGTCTAGAATGAGAGAGGGTTTTGAACTCGTTCGCTCAGAAGAGATAGGAGATTTTGATTTACCATCTATTCAAGACGGAAAGCACGCGGGTGTGGTTAGTGTTGGTGGTTTATTACTAGCTAAGATTCCAGAGGAAACAAGAAACGAACGTAACGCATACTACCAAGGCAGAACTGATTCTGCACAAGAAGCGGTAGACAACGACCTCATGAAAGAATCTGATGCTCGTTCTCCAATAATGTCTCCAAGGAGAACTTCAAGTGTTACATTTGGAGGCGGTAAACGAAAATAATTTCAAATTTTAAGAGGTAAATTAAAATGGCAAATAAAGATGCACCTTTTGGGTTTAAACTGGTTGGATCGCTAG